GTCGGCAGCGTGCTGGCTGCCTGGAACTGGATCAAGGGGACCGCGCTATGACCACCACCGCCGACCAGATTGTTGCCCTGTTGCGGCCCGCCGCGCCCGCCAGCCAGTTCCTACAGGCCGAGGTTGACCTGATCGACCAACTCGCCGCCAGCTGGGATCGCCGCCGCGCCCCCGCTGCACCCGCGCCAATCGCCAAGATCGGCCTCTCGCCGCAGGATTTCGCGGCCGCAGCGTCACGGCTGGGCTGCACCGTGGCGCAGATCCGCGCGGTCGATGAGGTAGAGAGCAACGGCAGCGGCTTCCTGCCCGATGGCAGACCGCGCATCCTGTTCGAAGCGCACAAGTTCGATGAGTTCACCGGCGGCAGGTTCCGCGCAAGCCATCCGACCCTGTCAAGCCAGGCGTGGAACAAGAAGCTCTATGTCGGCGGGGCAGGCGAGTGGAACCGCCTCAACCAAGCCATCGCGCTCGATGCCGTGGCCGCGCTCAAATCCGCCTCGGCTGGCCGCTATCAGATCATGGGCTTCAACTTCGAACTGGCCGATTTCGAAAGCGTCGAGGCCTTCTGGGTCGCCATGAAGCGGAGCGAGCGCGACCATCTCGACGCCTTCTGCGCTTTCATAGAGAGCAAGCGGCTGCAGGATGAGCTGCGGCAGATCAGCAACGTGCATGCTGCCTGCATCCCGTTTGCGAAGGGCTATAACGGCACGGGCTATGCCAGGAATTCCTATCACATCAAGCTGGCGCGAGCGCATTCCAAGTGGAGCTTCCGATGAGCAGCGTAATCGATCGCCAAGGCGACCGTAGCGTCGTCAAGTTCATCGCCGCCGGCTGCTTCATCGTGCTGCTGGCGATCATTGCCGCGATGACATGGGGCAAGCTGCCAGATTGGGCGGAATCGATCTTCTCGGCCATCGCCGGTGGCCTGGTGGTCAAGATCGCTGATTGCCTTTCCGCCCTCATCGCCCTGTCATCGGGCAGGCAGGTGGAGCGCATGGGCGACCAACTCACATCCTCCATGCCTCAGACGCCACGCGTGGGCGATATGGCCCAGCTGGCAGAGACTGACCCGGCATGATCAAGCCAGCGTCCCTGCGCGCTGCGATCGTCGCGCTCTTGCCAGAGGTGGAGCGCGACCCGCAAAAGCTGGTCATGTGGGTCGATCAGGGCGCGCTGGTGTCGCGCGGCACCGATACGCTCGGCTTTGCCTATCGCTATCGCCTCAATATCATCCTGGTCGAATATGCCGGAGAACCCAGCGTCGTCATGCTGGCCGTCATCAACTGGCTGCGCGTGCATCAGCCCGAACGACTCTCGCCGGGGCAGGACGCTTTATCGATCGAGGTCGATCTCATCGACAGCAAGACCGTCGATCTACAGCTGCAGATCATGCTCGACGAAAACGTATCGGTCAGCCGCCGCGTAGATGGCGGGTTCGACATGCAGCACCTGGCCGAACCCGACCCGCTGTTCGACGATGATCTGCCGTTGATCGCCAGCGATGGAGAACCAGCGGCGAGCACGCCACCGCTGACCGAGATCGCCGATCGCGATGGGTCGCTGCCGCCCTGGAATTGAGCCGGTGGCCGATACCGATCTCACCAGGGTTGAAGACTGGCTCGAAGGGCTGATGTTGCGCCTGTCCGATGGCCAGCGCCGCAAGCTTTCGATGAAGATCGGTCGCTCGCTGCGCCGCTCGAATGCGAAGCGTATCGCGGCCAATGTCGAGCCGGACGGCGGCGCCATGGCCCCGCGCCGTCCGAGAAAAGGACGGGATGGCAAGCCGATCCGCAGCAACAAGCGCATGTTTCGCAAGATCCGCATGGCTCGCAACCTGCGCATCAAGGCCACGGCGGATAGCGTCGAACTCAATTTCGGCGGCGGTGCGATCGAGAAAATCGCAGCAATTCATCATGACGGTCAGGTTGGGGCTGTTGGCCGCACTCGCGACGGCCGCACCATCCGCGCGCGCTATGAGGCCCGCCGACTCTTGGGCTTTGGCAGTGAGGATATGGACCTGGTGCTCGAAGAGGTCACAAAACTTCTGGATCAGTCTTCCTGAAGATCAGCGAATGCCGCCCTTTGCCGTCAAATCCGTTGACATCGCCTTCGCCCTCAAATGCCGGGCACCGTGAGAGCTTGAGCAGCCCGCGAAACCGGTTGTCGAGCGTGAAATCCACGCCCTGCTCTAAGAAAACCTGCTTGAGCGAGGGATAGTGGATCGCGAAAAGGCTCTTATCGCGGTGCCAGTTTAGGACGACGCCCTGGGCTTCGATGTCGAAGACAATGCTCCAGAACTGGTCGAGCTTCGCCGCCATGCGCGGGTCAAGATCGCCCAACATCAGTTGTTCAAGCGGTGGCGTTTCGATGCCGCGTGCAGTACACATCTGGTCAAGCAGCTGATGCAGCGTTGCGCGCGCGGCGACATTGCCCTCGCGCTTGACCACTTCGATCAGCTTGATGATGTCGCTCGTGGCCGAGGGCAGCGCATGTGCCATTCGCGGGTTGATGGCCGCGCCTTTGGTCCAATAGTCGTGCAGCACCTGATAGCATTCGCGCTGATAGGTCAGCACCGTCTCACGGGCTTCCGGTTTCACACGGTCTGGGTTGATCTTGAAGAGCCAGCCTTGGAGCATACCGATAGGCAACGTGACCATTTCGCGCACGCCATGTTCGCCAACCGTTGGCCTTAGGCCAACGGAAGCTGACAAAACCGGGTCTGCCTTGATTTTGGTGAACTGACGCGCCCAGTCGATCCCCAACGCTTCGCAGACGGGTCTAATCGCAACGTGGGCCTGTAACCCGTCGTAGTAGGTCAACAGCTTCGCGCCCTGAAAATCTACTATTGCCATCTGGCTGGCAGTCTTCATCTCGCTTCCCCTCAATGCACGTTGCGCGGGCGGGCCTGCGCGCGATTCGCGAACACGGCCTGATCATGGATCATTTCTGCCTGCCGCCCAAATACGCGCAGGATCGCGGCCCAGTCGGCCCCGCTGATCTCAGCCATGGCCCCACCGGCCTCCGCCTCATCACAGAGCAACGCCAGCGCAGTCAGGCCGGTGCCGATGTCCTTCAGCGCGGCATCGGCAAATTCGTCGATGATATAGCCGCGCGCCTCGATCTCTTCGCCATGCGTGATGGACTTAACGGCCATGGATAGCGCTCCCGTCCTGTTTGAAGTCGCCCCACAGGCGACGGAGCAGGGCGGCACGGTCATCGCGCAGCACGCGGGTTTGATCGTGAATCGATTTAGGCTTATTGGTACGGGTAGGCTGATGCATGGCTGACTCCATGTTGAGGTCTAGGAGCGATGCAAGGATTAGGCCCCTTGCATCGCTCTGATATTTTGATATCAAGTAAGCATGAGCCAGTCAATCGAAGATATCAAAAAATCATCAAGGGGCCGTCCTCGGGCGGATACATCCCCTGTCATGGTCCGAATGGCCTCCGACGAACTCGCTGAGGTTGACGCTTGGATAGCTGCCGATGGGCCACCTTTTGTAACTAGACCCGAGGCAATCCGTAGGCTCGTGCGGAAGGCTCTTCAATCAGACTGAGCTGCGTTGCCATTACGGCAATGCAGGTGCCTGTGATGGCGTTGGCGCATCACGCTGTCCGATTTATCCTATTTGCTCGTTGTCGTGCTCGGCATCGATCGCAACAGCCCAAGGAATCGGGTACCTTGTTCCGAAGGGTTAGGCCCGGTCGGTTTTGCTAGCGCCAGACCGGGCCGTTTTCCGTTGTAACCGGGCCGGTAACAATCCGCCCCACTGGCCTTTGGCCAGGGCATGATGCTGCTGACAGCCATGTCCATCTCATCGATCGCCACCTCGCCAGCCATCGACCTGTCGCGTCTGCCGCCGCCTTCGGTGGTACCGCAGACGGATTTCGAAACGCGCTATGAGGCCAAGCGTGCCCAGCTGCTCGCGCTGTTCCCGCCGTTCAGTGCGCTGGTAGAATCCGATCCCGCGATCAAGCTGCTGCAGGCGGACAGCTATGATGAGCAGGTGCTCGCCCAGGCCTTTGACGACGCGGCCCGCCAGCTGCTGATTGCCTTCGCGCGCGGCTCCAATCTCGATCATCTCGCGGCGCTCTACGCCGTCGAGCGGCTCGAAATCACCCCGGCCAATCCGATCACCGGCGCGGCGGCGGTCATGGAAAGCGATGATGAGCTGCGCCGCCGGGTGCTGCTCGCCCCGCACAGCTTCTCGGTCGCCGGACCTGAAATGGCCTATGTCTACCATGCGGTATCCGCGTCGGGCGATGTGCTCGATGCCTCGGCAACTTCGCCGGAGCCGGGGCATGTCGTCGTATCGGTGCTCTCGCGCACCGGCGATGGCACGGCACCGCCTGAAACGCTGGCGGCGGTCGAAGCCGTCCTGCTCGATGACCAGGTGCGCCCGCTGACCGATCTGGTGACCGTCCAGTCTGCCGATATCCAGCCTTTCGATCTCGTCGCTTCGCTCTGGCTGTATTCGGGTCCCGATCCCGACCTGATCCTCACCACCGCGCTCGCCAGTCTGAACAGCTATCTCGCCACCGCGCGCAGGCTGGGCCGCGACATCCCGCGCTCGGCGCTGATCGCCGCGCTGCATGTGGCGGGAGTCCAGCGCGTCGAACTGGCGGAGCCTGCTGCCGATCAGGTCTACACCATGCTGCAGGCAGGCTACTGCGCGGACATCGATGTCACCATCGGCGGCACCTGGGATTGATCGCGCGCGATGCCCCTCCCTGACGAAATCCTTGGCAAGAGCCTGCTGCCCCCGAACGCGCAAAGCTCCGAAATGGCGCTCGAAGCAGCCATGCGCGCTGACATCGATATCGCCCAGGTCGGCAACCTCTGGAACCCTAACACCTGCCCGGCGGAGCTGCTCCCCTTTCTCGCATGGGGCCTCGCCATCGCCCGCTGGGACCCGGCATGGACCGAGGCCGAACGCCGCGCCGCGATCTGGGATGCAATCCCCTTCCATCGCCGCAAGGGCACCAGGGCGATCGTCCGCGAAGTGCTCGATCGCTTCAACCCGCTGCTCGAAATCGTCGAATGGTTCGAGGCGAACCCGCGCCAGCCCGTCCACACCTTCGAGGTGCGCATGCCGGCGAACCTCATCCCGCCCAGCTTCCTCAGCGCGGAGACGGCGGCTGCCATTATCCGCGACGTGGCATCGGTCAAACCCGCTCGCTCGCACTTCACCTTCGTTCAGTATCTCGAGGCTCAAGCAATGGGCTACCTGTCGGGCGCAGCCATGACGGCCACCTCGATCCGGCTCGATCTCGCGGCTGAGCATGACGATGACGATCGCTGGGACAACTATCTCCAGACCGAGCAGGGCGAACCGATAGTCCGCGAGGATCAAGCATTTATGGAGGTGGTTTGATGACTGCTCTGGCAATGATGATCACCAATGCAGGCTTCGATGCCATCGTGGCAGCGGAGAGCGGCGGGACCGATGAAATCCGCATCACCGAGATCGGTCTGAGCGACACCCCGTTTATCGCTGCGCCGACGATCGAGGCTCTGCCAGGCGAGTTCAAACGCATTGACGCAGTCTCTGGCCAGGCGGTGAGCGAGAACGTCATCCACGTCACTGCCTATGACCCTTCGCCTGACATGTACGATGTGACCGGCATCGGCATCTACACCAGTGAAGGCATATTGCTCGCGGTCTATAGCGCGGCAGTAAATCCGGTTCTCAGCAAGGCCCAGCTCGCAACCGGTCTGGTGATGTTCGACATCGCTTTTGCCAACAACATGGCCGCGCTGATCGAGTTCGGTGATGCGCTGTTCCTCAATCCGCCCGCCAGCGAAGATGTGAAGGGCGTGGCGGAAATCGCCACCAATGCCGAGGCCGATGCTGGCGTCGATGACACCCGCATCATGTCGCCCAGGAAGACGAAGCGGGTGCTCGACGCACTCGCCAATGCGCTGAATGCCGCTTTCGGCGCGCTGCAGAATTCGGTGAACACAGCAATTGCTGACCTCCGAGCCCTCACCATCACCGGTGGCGGACTGGTGAGCGGAGGAGGAAACCTTTATGGTGACCGCATCCTATGGGTCTACGCTGCCTCCTCGGGCGAATTGCAGGTCCAGGCAATCAACGACAAGGCTCTCACCCCCGCAAGCTTTGGGGGGCTGCCGCGCGCGCTGGGCGGCACTGGCTATGCGTTCAACGTCGCAACCGGTCAGTGGGAGATGTGGGGAGTGGCCAGTGTTTCAGGCGCGAGCAGCTCCAACAGTACGAGCGTGACATTCCCGACCTCGTTTCCCCTCGCCTGTGACAGGGTGATGATTTCGCCCGAGGGCAACACGGATGGGGGCGATGAGGCCGACGAGAACCTTTGGGCCGCGCCGGGCGGGACGGGCGGCTTCACCATCAATCGTCAGGGCGATGGCCCTACCATCAGCGTCGCATGGAGGGCCTGGGGCCGATGAGCGGGAAAGCCAAGATCATGTATTCGGCCTCGGCAAATGGCGGGGCAGGCGCGTTCTTCGATCTGGCGCTGGGCTATGCGCCTGAGGCGCTGCCCGATGATTGCGTGCCTGTTTCAGCCAAGCGCCATGCCGCATTGATGGCCGGGCAGGCATCCGGACACCAGGTCATTGCCGACAATCGCGGGCGTCCGCAGCTTCAGGCCTTGTTTCCCACCACGCTCGCCGAATGCCGGGCCGCGAAGGCGAATGATATCCGGCGGGAAGCATCCCGCCGTATCAAGGTCGCGATGCCCATTTGGCGACAGCTCAATGCGCTGCGCGAAAACCGCGATCCGGGCTTCTGGAAGATCGATGCCATTCGCAACGCGAGCAACCTGATCGAGGCGCAGATGATGGAACTGCCATCTGCCGAGGCGGTGAGGGCGTATCCTGTGCCTGGCAATCCGCTCTGGCCTACCTTCGATGAACCGGAGTCCGTCTGATGCCAAAGATTAGCGCTCTACCGGCTGTTGCCGAGCTGGATGGTAACGAGCAGGTCGTTCTGGTGCAGGGCGGGGCCACCCGGCGCGGCCAGATCGGCGGGCTGGTAGGCGCGACAGTCGGCCCCTATCTGGTCGAGGCAGCGGCCAGTGCGGATGCCGCCGCTCTCGCCCGCGACCAGGCGGCGGACCTCGTCATACCCGCCAATATCTTTGTGGATGTGCCCTTGGCCACGGCTGAGGCAGCTGTTGCCAATGGCACTGTCTTCAAGCTGGTCGATCCTGCCTCCGGGCTGGCCGATGTGCGACGTCGGACGGTCGGCGGTTCCACCCTGCTCTATCGCGAGGCGACGGCTGCTGCGTTGGGCGGTATCAATGGCGAGACGCTGATCGGGGCGGACGATGGCGAGGGTGGCGCGCGCTGGAGCACCCTCAGGGGTTTCATCACCTATCTGCGCTCCACCGCCGGCGCGACCGTGCTCAGCTTCCTCCAGGCCGGTGTGGGGGCTGTGCCCCGGTCTCTTGCGGCCAAGCTGGGCGATTCGGTCAGCGTCAAGGATTTCGGCGCGGTCGGTGATGGCGCGGCGAATGATACCGTGGCGATCCAGAAGGCGCTCGATAGCGGCCTTGGAACCATCAACCTCACCAAGGGAACCTACAAGACCGATGCGCTGGTCGTGCCCGATGGCGTCGAGCTTATCGGACGTGGCAAGCTGTCGTTCACGTCGGGCGGCCTCACGCTTTCCGGCAACAACACGCTTCAAGGCATCACGATCGATGGAAGGAACAAGGCGCATGGTGCCCATGCCATCATTGTCTGGGATGCCGACAATGTCCTCATCGACAATGTGCACTTCCGGCAGATTGCGCGCAGCGCAATCGACGCCGTTCGTGCAAATAATCTGACGGTGATCAACTGCACCGCCTACGAGATCGGCGACAAGGCTCTGATCAACCAAACGATCGAAGGCTGTTTTTTCCATTCGACGCTTTGTACGCGGCTCACGATCAACGGAAATTATCGTATCGAGCGAACCCATGGCCATGCAGCCATCTTCATACGTGAGAACAACGCAGATTGCTCGGTCTCCGACAATGCGATCTATGACACGTTCTTCCGTGGGGTGCAGGTCTACAGCCTTGGTCATGCCCGGCTCGTCATCTCCGATAATCGCATCTATCGGATGGGCGAGATCAACGACACCGGTTCTGGAGTTGCATGCAACGGCATCTATGTCGTGACTGGCTCGACCGATCCCTCGCTGGTCATGATTTCCGACAACCATATCGAGAAATGCGCTGAGAACGGCATCGAAGTGCTCGGTGCGGCGACCGTCGATAACAACGTGGTCAAGATCACCGGCTATCGCAATCTTGAAACCCCGTCGAAGGAAGGCATCTTCGTCGAAGGCGGCGCGATCATCCGCAACAACACCGTCATCTCTGCAGCCGACAAGGGCATTCGTCACTTCAACGGTGGTGTCGTTGCTATGATCGTGATCGACGGGAATGTGATCATCGATTCCGCATCAGATGGCATAAACTTGCAGGTCGATGGCGCTGGCTCCGCCTATGTGAACTGCCGGATCAGCAACAACCATGTACTGTCGCACGGCGGTGCCTGGGCGATCGCTATCAATGGCACGAACGGGGCGACAGTCGATAACAGCAACGCGGTTTCCGGCAACGTCATCCCCATCGCCAGCGCTGCATTCACGCCCGCCGGTTGCCGTTCCTTCGGGAACAGCTGGCAGATCGCCGCCTGACCGTCCCTGCCATGGAAGACATCCCCCTCGATCCCGCGACCCTAATCCGGCTCGGCACCATTGCCTCGGTCGATCGCGCAGCAGGGCGCTGCACCGTGCGCTGCGGCGATCCCGAGGGCGGTGAGACGGTCACCCCGCCCATCCGTTGGATCATGCCCCGCTGCGGCGATACGCGGGTCTGGTCGCCGCCCACCGTTGGCGAGCAGGTGGTGCTGCTCTGCCCGGACGGCGAGATCGGGGCCGGGGTGGCGCTGACCGGAATCATCCGCGACAGCTTCCCACCGCTCGGCTCGACGCTGGAAGAGCGCATCGACTTCACCGATGGCGCGCAGCTAAGTTACGATCCCGAAGCGCACCACCTCGAAGCCCTGCTGCCCGATGGCGCGACGGCGACCATTACCGCGCCTGGCGGACTGACGCTCAACGCAGAGGCTGGTGTCACCATCAACGGCGACGTCACGCTCAACGGAACGCTCACCGCCAGCGAAGACGTGATCGCCAGCGGCATCAGCCTGAAATCGCACAAGCACGGCGGCACGCAGCCCGGCGGCGGACAGACCGGCGCGCCAGTATAAAGGGGGACTGCAGATGCTGGGTATCGACAAGACGACTGGGCAGCAGCTCGACGGCAATGCGCACCTGGCGCAGTCGATCGGCGACATCCTCTCGACCCCTCTTGGCACCCGCGTCATGCGGCGCGATTACGGCTCCATGCTCTTCGACCTGATCGACCAGCCCATCAATGGAGCCACCCGCCTGCTGCTCTATGGGGCAACCGCACTGGCGCTGCAGCGCTGGGAACCACGCCTGCGTCTCAAGCGCGTGGCGATCAGCCTGGGCGATCAGCCGGGCGAGTTGGTCATCACGCTTGACGGCGAGCGCAGCGATCTTGGCCAGGCGAACGCCCGCGTGCAGCTCTCGATCCCTATCCGGCGCGGCGGGGCCAGCCCCAGCGCTACATAGCCCGCGTTGTAACCGGGCCGGTAACAATCCGCCCCACTGGCCTTTGCGCGGCCTTTGCCCCTTGTCTCTGCTGCAAACACCCCCGCCCGAAAACGCAGCAAGAGGCACCACCATGCACGGCATCAAGGTCAATGAGCTCACCACCGGCGCGCGCCCCCTCGTGCCCATCGCCAGCGCAATCATCGGCCTGGTCGCCACCGCCACCGCGCCCGCCGGGCCGGAAACTGTCGCGCTCGATGCAGCCTTCCCGCTCGATACCCCGGTGCTGGTGGCCGACATCCGCTCTGCCATCGGCAACGCGGGCACCGGCGGCACGCTGCTACCCGCGCTCGAGGCCATTGCCGACCAGACCAGCCCGATCCTGGTGGTGGTGCGCGTGGCACCCGGAGAGGATGATGCGGAGATGACCGCCAACGTCATCGGCGGCAACGTCGGCGGGGTCGCCACCGGCATGCAGTGCCTGCTCGATGCTCAGGCGCAGCTCGGCATTCGTCCGCGCATCCTTGGCTGCCCTGGCCTCGATACGCAGGAAGTCACCGCCGAAATGGCCATCATCGCCAAGCGCCTGCGCGCGATGGTTTATGCCCGCGCCATCGGCGACGAGATCGCCGACGCGCTGAACTATCGCGACGAGTTTGCCGCGCGCGAGATCATGCTGGTCTGGCCTAACTTCACCAACCAGTTCGCGGGCGATGCGGTTGCCCGTGCCTTGGGCCTGCGCGCGCGCATCGACGAAGAGCAGGGCTGGCACAAGACGCTCTCCAACGTCGCGGTCGATGGCGTCACCGGCATCGACAAGTCGGTCTATTTCGACCTGCAGGATGCCAGCACGCCTGCCGGTGTGCTCAACGACGGCCAGGTCACCACCATCATCCGGATGAACGGCTATCGCTTCTGGGGCAACCGCACCTGCAGCGACGTTCCCGAGTTCGCTTTCGAAAGCGCGGTGCGCACCAGCCAGGTGCTGCAGGACACCATCGCCGAAGGGCTCGCCTGGGCGGTAGACAAGCCCATGACGCGCGGACTGATCAAGGACATCATCGAGACTATCAACGCCGAGTTTCGCAGCCTCAAGGCGCAGGGGCGGATCATCGATGGCAACGCATGGTTTGACCCGGCGCTCAACAGCCAGACCGATCTGGCGGGTGGCAAGCTGACGATCGACTATGACTTCACCCCGGTGGCCCCGCTGGAAAATCTCAACCTCAATCAGCGGATTACCGACCGCTATTACGCCGGTTTCGCGGATCAGCTGAACTGATCGCCGCCACCATCGCCGCACTCGATCGACAAAGGAATCCGCCATGGGCCTTCCCCGCAAACTGAAGAACTTCAACCTCTACAACGACGGCAACAGCTACCTCGGGGTGGTGGCAGAGTTCACCCAGCCCAAGATCGCTGCCCAGATGGAAGAATGGCGCGGCGGCGGCATGCTCGGTCCGGTCAAGCTCGACATGGGCCTGCAGCTCATGGAGGCCGAATTCACCGTGGGCGGTCTGGTCACCCAGATGATCCGCCAGTTCGGGCTTCCGCGCGTCGATGGCGTGCTGCTGCGCCTGGTCGGGGCCTATCAGCGCGACGACGGCAGCGCGCCGCAGACGGTCGAGATGGTCATGCGCGGTCGGTACGAAGAGATCGACATGGGCAACGCCAAGCCCGGTGAGGACACCGAGCACAAGGCGAAGATGCCGCTGGCCTATTACAAGCTCGTTGTCGATGGCCGGATGGAGATGGAAATCGACATGATCAACGCGATCTTCATCGTCGATGGCATCGATCGCTATGCCGAAATCCGCGCAGCCATCGGCCTCTGACACCTTTCGAACCTGCGCGCGCTGCCATTGGGGGACGGCGCGAGCGGGCAGGGCCGGGGGTATCTCAGGTTCCCCCGGCCCGACCTGATGTCCCCCTGAAGCAAAGGCCTCCCCCGATGAGCACCCAAACCGAAACCCCCGCCACCAGCACCGGCAATGCGCGCTTCTCCGATCCGATCACGCTGGCCGAGCCGATCGTGCGCGGTGAGAACAAGATCACCAGCCTGATCCTGCGCAAGCCCAAGGCGGGCGAGCTGCGCGGCCTGACCTTGCAAGACCTACTTACCAGCGATGTCGCCGCCATCATCACCCTGGTGCCGCGCATCTCCGATCCCATCCTGACCAATGCCGAGGCCGCGCAGCTTGACCCGGCTGACCTCGCCGAGATCGGGGGCGTGATCCGTGGTTTTTTTCTGACGGCGGCGGAACGGGCGCTGATCGCGCAGATGACGGGGCAGCAGCAGGGATCGATGACCTGATCGCCGATATCGCCGCAATTTTCCATTGGCCGCTGTCGGAGCTGGAGGCGCTCGAATTTGATGACTTGATCCACTGGCGCAGCAAGGCCGTGGATCGCTGGAACCGGATGCACGGCGGGAAAGACAAATGAGCAACAAGCTTTCGCTGCTGGTCAGTTTCATCGGGGCAGACAAGCTTTCCGGATCGATCCGCAACATCACCGGTGCCAGCAAGAAGGGGTCGATCGCGCTCAAAGCGATGGGCGATGAATCACGCCGCCTCAAGCGCGAGCTCGCCGATGTCGGCAGGCAGCTCCAATCTGCCACCGGCAATGTCACCGGGCTGATGAACCGCGAGCGCGACCTTGCCCGCCAGCTCGAATTCTCCAACCGCCAGATCGAACAGCAGAAGAACCGGCTGCGAGAGCTGGCAGCGATCGAGCGCACCACCGCAGACCGCAAGGCCATGGCGAGCAACATGGTGTCGTCTGGCCAGTCGGATATTGCCCAGGGCCTCTCGCTCGCCGCGCCGCTGATCCTCGCCACCAAGGCCGCTGCCGATTTCACCACGGGCATGGTCGATATCCAGCAAAAGGCGGACCTTTCGGACGCGGCGACCGCGCGGCTGCAGAACACCATCGTCAAGGCCGCTCAGACGTCGAGGCAGTTGCCAGAAAACATGCGCGCGGCGGTCGATGTGCTGGCAGGCAAGGGCCTTGATCCGCGCCAGGCGGTGCTGCTCGCCCCGTCGATCGGCAGGCTTGGCACAGCTTTCCGCGTCGATCTCGCCGATGGCGCGGCGGCGGCCTATGCCAACCTCAACAATCTCAAGGTGCCGATCAGCCAGACCAGCGCCGCGCTCGATGTCATGGCGGCGAGCGGCAACATGGGCGCGTTCGAGATCCGCGACATGGCCCGCCACTTTCCGGCGCTCACTGCCCAGATGCAGGCGCTGGGGGCGAAAGGCGTGCCAGCGGTGGGGCAGCTTTCCGCGGCGCTGCAGGTCGCGGAAAAGGGCACCGGCAATGCCGATCAGGCCGCGAACAACGTCCAGAACTTGCTCAGCAAGATCAACTCGCCCGCGACGGTGAGGGCGTTCGAAAAGAACTTCGGTATCGACCTGCCCGCAGCGATGAAGAAGCTCGAGGCGCAGGGCTATGACACGGTCGAGAGCATCGCCATGATCACCAGTCAGGCGACCGGCGGCGACCTCAAGAAGCTCGGCTATGCTTTCGAGGATATGCAAGCCCAGGGCGCGCTGCGCAGCTTGATCCAGAACCTCGATGAATATCGCAGCATCCGCGACAAGTCCCTGAAATCGACGGGCGTGATCGATAAGGCCTTCGACCAGCGCGTGCTCAAGGATGCCAATGTCAGCTGGGAAGCGTTCAAGGGCACCGCCTCTACGCTGGCCATCACGCTCGGTACTACCCTGCTGCCGATAATGACCGAGGCGCTGGCGCAGATCGGCGGTCTGGCGATGTCGGTTTCCAACTGGGCGCAGGCCAACCCCGAGGCGGCAGCGACGATCATCAAGCTAGTCGCGGGGCTGGCTGTGTTCAAGCTCGGGCTGGGGGCGGCGAAGGTCGCGCTCGGTGGCATCATCGGCCCCTTTTCCGCCGCATGGGGCTGGTTTCAGAAGCTGCGCGCGCTGGGCGTTCTCAGCAAGGCATTCTGGCTGCTGCGCTCTGGCGCATGGATCGCGGGCAAGGCGATCATGTTCCTTGGCCGTGCCATGCTTGCCAACCCGATGGTCGCACTGGTCGCCGGCATCGCCTTCGCCGCCTATATGATCTACACCCATTGGGACACGATCAAGAAGACCTTCAACGGCGCGCTCTCGCATATCCGCAGTTTCGTGAGCAAAATGGGGCCGATCGGCAAGGCGATCGTGCAAGGGCTGATATCGGGAATCCTCGGCAACCCCATGGGCGTCTTCAATGCCCTCAAGCGCATCGTCGGCATCGGCATCGACAAGATCAAGGCGTTCCTCGGCATCAAGTCGCCTAGCCGCCTGTTCATGGCGCTGGGCGGGCATGTCAGCGCTGGGATGGCGTTGGGGATCGATGGTGGCAGGGGCAGGGCGGTTGAGTCGGCTCAGCGCCTTGCAGAAGGTATCGCGCGTGGCGGGATGCCTCGTCTGGCTGCAGCGGGCGGTAATGCCGTTCCGACGGTGTCAGGTGCATTGCCAGGGGCCGGTGGGCCGGTGACGATCAACATCTACCAGCAACCAGGTGAGAACGCGAAAGACCTCGCCATGCGCGTGATGGGCGAGATCGAGCGCGCCCAGGGTGTCCGCCGCCGCTCCAGCTACGAGGATGATTGATCCATGGTCCGCTTCCCGCCCTCGCTGAATCTGCCCTTTGATGGCGCTCGCGCCCGCGTCGATCAGGTGCGCGCCGATGCGCGCCGGCTCGATGATTTCTTCGGGGCGGTCTTCGCCACGCCGACGCTCGACACGTCCGCGCTGCGGACCGCAGGTCTGCCCCAGGGCACCGAGCTGTTGGTGCTCGGCATGTTCGTCTTCGGCATGCAGACGCTGCCCTACCAGGAATATCAGCGCCGGATGAGCTGGCGGCACGCCACCACCGAGCGCCATACCGAACGCCCCGCCGCGCAATATATCGGCCTGGGCGAGGACTCGGTCAGCCTCACCGGTGTGTTGGTGCCCGAGATCGCGGGCAACTTCGGCGCGATCGACAGGCTGGTGGACATGGCCAGCACCGGCGACAACTGGCCGTTGCTCGATGGGGCTGGCCAAATCTGGGGCTGCTACCGCATCGTCAATATCGACCTGAAAGGCACCAGCATCATCAGCGGCGGCATCGCCCGGCGCACCGATTTCGCCATCGACCTCGAGCGGCAGGATTGACCCATGGAGCGCGCCGCTGAAAAGTGGGAACCGGTTTTCAGCTCTTCGGCGTGCGACCGCAGGGAGAGGGATTGATGGCAGCGAACAAGGCAGCCTGCCGTCTGGTGCTTGGCAATGGGGTGGACCTCACCGATCGCGTCAACCCGCGCCTGATCGACCTGACCCTGACCGAGAAGCGCGGCGAGGCAGCCGACCAGCTCGACCTGACCATTCACAATCACGATGGCCAGCTCGCCCCGCCCAAGGTCGGCGCGATTCTCAAGCTCGCCCTGGGCTGGGAAAGCGGGTCCGATGTGATGCCCGGCATGGTCGACAAGGGCAGCTTCCGGGTCGATGAGGTAGAGCGCAGCGGCCCGCCCGATGTCATTACCATCCGCGCGCGGTCGGCCGATCTCACCGGCGACTTCCGCACCCGCCGCACCAAAAGCTGGATCGACACGACGCTTGGCGCGATCGTTCAGACCATCGCGGGGGAGAACGGCTTTTCCTCGCGCATCACCGGCGACCTGGCATCGATCGCGGTGAAGGCGATCGAGCAGGCAGGCAAGAGCGATATGGCCTTCCTACGCGATCTGGGGCGGCGCTACGACGCCGTCGCCACCGTGAAGAACGAGACCGTCATTTTCATGCCGCTCGGCTCCAGCACCACGCCAGGCGGCAAGGCACTGCCCGAGCTACGCCTGACCAAGGTTGATGGCTGGAGCTGGACCTTCCGGCACGAAGAGCGGACTGGTGCCGATGGCGTGAGCGCCGAATATCACGATCAGGATGCAGGCCAGCGCAAGACGGTCACAACCGGTGGCAGCAAACCGAAAAAGCTCAAGAAGGTCTATGCCAGCAAGGCGGATGCCGAGAAGGCCGCGAAATCCGCCGCCGATAAGGCGAAGCGCAGCGCCTACAGCTTCACCTACGATCTCGCGTTCGGAGATCCGGCGATCACCCCCAATATGCCTGTGCAGCTGCAGGGGTGGGACAGCGAGATCGACGGGATTAAATGGCTGGTGGGCGAGGTGACGACGCGGTTCGGGGCAGGGGGGCTGGTGACGGCAATCAAGCTCGAGAGTGCGGGCAGTGATTGATGACCGCGCAATGAGAGGGAGCGTAGGCGATGAAATTCAATGAAGTTGATCGCGCTACTGCGGCTTTTTACCAAGCTTCTTCAACCGCTTCCGCTCGATCGCCTCAGCGCGGCGTCTCTCCGCGCGGCTTCTCGGTATCCGCGTTCGTTCTGGGCTTGGCTGTAGCCAATCTTTTCTGGCTGCCAATTCACGCAGCAGACGTGTCTGATCTCGGGTCTCTGCTGCGGTCTTCTCAGCAGCTTCGGCTTGCCTCCGAGAATTCTCTGCGGTCTTCTCGGAAGCTGCAGTCTGCTTCTCAGTCTCTTGTAGAATCATCTCGTGCAGTTCGGTTTGAGTGCGAAGCTCGCCTAGGTTCGAGTCACCGTCTACCTCGGATGAGTACAGAGCCCAGGCCGCAATTATCACCGAGATAATGTTGAGCAGCCTGTCAACCGGGATGCCGTTTGACAGGGCCGTCCTGAACAAAGTGGCAAAGATGGCGTTGATGCTCTCTGCTTTTTGCAGCGCCTCGGCAGTGGTTATCTCGCCTTTGGCTGTTGACGATACCACCTCGGCAAACGCCTTTGCCGAGGCCCGAGTTACTCCAGGTGCTCGGAAAGCGGCTACGGTATCGCCGATAAAGTCGTAGGTGCCGGCCTGATAGATCGCGAGACCGCCGCACCGCGGACAATCTTCGCTTCCTGAGATCGTAGCGTCACGCGCGTTGGTCAGGACAATCGCACGAGCGAAGCCCCGATATCCGCACTGCGTGCACCGCATTGGTACCGACATCAGAATCCCCCTGTGCAGCTCACATTGGTGCCTTGTATGGGCCGCAATGAAAGCGCCACCTACATGCGAGCTTCATCTTTTAAGCGAGACGGAATCCTATTTTTCAGCAGTTTGCTTTATCAGGATGTCCAGTTTTTGATTGACCAACTCCAGTTGAGCGTCCTGAGCCTTGTCCTTCGATTCTTGAACAGCAGCTTGCTCTCTAAGGAGCGATGATGCTCCAACCCCGCCATCAAATCGATCGCCTGCAATGGCCAACATCGTCAGCAGTATGGCAACCACCGTACCAGCAGCGGACCAAATGTTTTGCCTTATGCTCTTTATATCATCTGCTTTCGCAAGCCCGCCCAGCCGCTCACTGATCCTTGACTCGACCGCGCTGTCTTGTGCGTCGACATAGTCCTTCAGCGGAACTTTCGGTTCCATAGGTCCTCCTCCAGATCCACCACCGAAAACCGACCCGGTTACCACGTTGCCCGAGTCGGTGGTCTCATGCGAGCCCACGTATTCCGATTTATCGATGTTGATGACATTTGCCATGTCACGTGAGGCCCAACATTTGATTTATCAAGGCGCGACCGCCATCGCCCCCTTTGACCATGCTGTTCATAAAGTTAACGGTATTCAAGGCAGCTCCCTCGAATGCAAACCGACTTTTTATGAAGTCGCAGTTGATCAGTGTTGGAGGCAGGCCCCCGCCGTATACTAGGGTGCAACTGATAAAAGACTTGTTCTCGAAATGCGCATAATCGAGGCGGATAGTTTGTGACTTTACCACCTCGTTTCCAGGCCTGCCTTGTTCCTCTTGGTCTGTCATAACTAAACCTTCCGCATTACCGCAACTACGCGACCGATGATCGACAGTTCGCCGTCATAGGCAACCTCATCGCGGATGGAGGGATTGTCGCTCATCAGGCGCACGCCGCCATCCGGCTGAGGCCGCAGCCGCTTGATCATGCCAGCCCCGCCGAACGCCACCGCCCAGATGCGGTCTGCCATGTTGAGCGTCTGCTGTGTCGTGTCGATCAGCACGATGTCGCGATCAAGGATGGTCGGCATCATCGAATCGCCTGCGCCATGCGCGAAGAACAGATGCTGCGGTGAGGCGCGGGTGAACTGCACCAGCCAGTCGGCAGGGAAGACCCGCTCGATCTCGGTGACCGGCACGCCGTCGATCCACGTCGCCCCCATGCCGTAATCGAGATCGATTTCCTTGATTCGGACCCCGCCGACCTGGTGGGCGATATCGTCAGATGTCGGGATGGGAAGCGCGCCCTCGCTGGGATCATCGGTTTCGCCGGTTAGCCACTCGGCTGTTGTACCCAATTCACGCGCAATCCGATGGAGATGCGTGGAGCCGAAGGCAGTGCCCAGTGCCAGCCGTGCAATAGTTGCTTGCGAAACGCCGATTTTCCGGGCGAGCGCCGACTGGCTTAAGCCTTTTTCGGCAAGCCTATCGCGAAACCTCACGTGATCGATTCGAGAGCTTGTGGACACAGGTCAGTGTCTAATTCGCATGCGTATAGCTGGCGCGATGATTTTTGCGGTTGACATGTCTATACGTAAACGGATAGGTCTATACGTATGGAAACGAACCCCACCCGCCTCGAAGCCCTCCAAGCCGCCGTCGATCAGGCAGGCGGGCAATCGAAATTCGCACGCCTGGTCGGCACCACTCAGCCCACGGTGTGGCGCTGGCTCAATCAGTCGCGGCAGTTGCCAGCGGAATATGTGCTGCTCGCCGAGCGCCTCTTCGGCGTGTCGCGCCACGATTTGCGGCCAGACATCTACCCGCGCCCTCCCTTCGATCCGGCGCTCGACCTGATCGAAGACACGCTGGAGAATCCGCTGCGCGATCGCTTTTGCGCAATCGACCTGGGCACGCCCCAGCGCATGACGGCGGGTGCCCGCCGGTGACCGCCGCCTCCCCCATTCAGATCGGCCGCTCGCAGACCGGCCCCATCTTCCAGCGTGGCTTTCAGCTTCCCGATCCGCTGGAAAATGAAACCTGTCGATCAGGAGCCTGCGCACCAGTGGCCGTGCGGGACGAACTGATCCCCCCGATTGTCTCGGCTCGCACGGCCACTTTTGTCGCCAGCGCCTTTGCGCTGGGTCAGGCTTCCGCTGCCCGATCATCGTCTGCCCCCCGCCCAAGCCCTTCCCTGGACTGCCTCTCGGTGGTTACCCCTGCCCACCGTTCCGGCAAGACCCTTCATGCCAGCCAGATGGCAGCGCGGTCAGCCGGTAAAATCGTCTATCGCACCGGAGAGGCCGCATGAGCGACCGCCGCGACATCGTGCTGCCCCCCGATCAGCAGGAACTGAAGACCGCCTGCCGCGCACTGGTACGTGCATTTGGTGGGCAGGAAGCCGCTGCCTCGCGCCTCGGTACGCGTCAGCAGCGCATCAGCGACTGTATCAACCCGCACATCGAGAGCTTCCTGCGCGTCGATGAGGTAGCCGCGCTGGAGCATGAAACGGTGGGCCTGCCCGGTCATCCTCATGTGCTGGCCACCCGCGCGCGGCAGCTGGGCTATGAGCTGGTGCTCACCCCCAAGATCACCGCCACCGGCAGGGACCTGCTGCAGCTCTTCGCGCAGCAGAGCAAGGAAACCAGCGATCTCGCTCAGGCGATTGTCGATGCGCATGCCGATGGCCGCATCACCGATGAAGAGGCCGCGCGCATCGATCGCGAGTGCAGCGATATCATCGCCGTCACGCTCGCCATGCGCGCCGAGGCGCGCTTGATCCGGAAGGAGCAGAGACGGTGAGAGATCGCGAGGGGGAAG